AGAAGCCTTCGTGTGTAGTTGTAATTTCTTGTACTCCGTTATACAATCTTACATTCGGAGCAACTAATTGTTGAAAATCTGTATCTGTACTAATTACAACGTGATCACTATCTGGATGTGATTGTATCCAACCAGCAATTAAATCATCTGCTTCTAAATTTTCATGTCTTAGCACTGTACAATTTGTTTTAGTCTTAATAAACTTTGTAAAGTCATCAAATGTTTCCCAAAAAACTTTTTCTTCTTCCTGTTGTGATACAGTAAGAGCATCTCTTGATTCTTGCCTATTACGTTTGTAAGGAGCATAGTGATCTTTACGCCAACTGCGTCCTTCTAAACAAAATACAACATGACTACCATCAAAATCATTCCATGCTTTTCTAATACTTTGAAATGTAGTGTGCAAAGCCATTCCTATTTTAAGTTCTGTCTCACCTCTTACGGCGTGTCTTGCTCTAAAAAATGTGTTTGCAGTATCTACTAAAATATATGTCATGTGTTTTTTAACCTTAATGCTAGATGTAAATCTGTTGTTATTGTGTTTTTACTCGCCATATCAAATAAATCAAATGCCATACTTACTCTTTTGTTATCTTCGTTGTGTACAGGTACACTGTGCAGTACATGACTTGGAAAAAATGTTAAACCTCCTTTAACATTTGGAAATTCCATAAGCACATCATCGTCTGCTGGAGCATAGTATACAGTCTTTGTGGCATAGTTGTCAAGATGAATATTGCCACTTATGTAAGAAAAATGTTGAGCACCATGTCCGTGTTGTGTAATTGGTTGCCCTTTATGAACAACATTGGCCCAACTGTACATATACAAGTCTCTTACCAGTGTGCCATTTGTATGCATAAATTTTACATATTCTGATTGTATCCAATTAAGTAATTCTTTGAACACTGGTATTTCACGTGTCACTTGAAATAGATTATAAGAATTATATTGTGCAGTAAGACTATTTTCACCTAAACCAGTTCCGCCATCACCTTCAGTATTCTTTTTGTATTTTTGAACAATATTTGTTTCATTGTCAATTATCCATTGACGCATTTTGTCTACTTTACTCTGATCAGGAAACTGCGTATTCCAAAATGGTATACTCCAAGTTGGTGCATATTCATTCTCTGGATGTAAACTTTTCCAAGTATGTAGCATTAACTTATCTCTGATTTTCCGTCGCCAATGTTTTTAGTGTTAATATAACCAGCACCCATTGGAGTATCTGGAGTAGCAACACCTTGATCTTTAGCAATATTTCCACAAAGTTCTTTAAACCAAGCATCAACAATGGCTTCTTCACTGTCGCCTTGATATCCTGCAAGTCTAAGATCTCTAACAAAGTATTCATTCCAATCAAGTTCAAAAAATCCATTACGTGGATTTTTAGGATCAAGTTTAGTTTCTAATACTTCTACATAAGGCTTTTTTTCTTTTGTTGCTTTTGCTTTAGCATCAGTACCTTTGTCTTTAGACACACTTGCAGGCACATGACCTTTGTCAAACATTTTCTTAAGTTTATCTAACATTACATATACCTCCTAATTTTTTCATCAAGTCTTTCCTCTTTAGGTTCCCCATGCGTTTCCGAAGATGTCGACGTGTAGTCTAGGTGTGTATCTCCAGCCTCGTTCCATTGCGAGGTTTGCCACTCGTCTTGTGTTGAGACTGTATTCTTCCGACCGTCCTCCGAGCGGCATGACGTAGACCGGTACGTCCACACCTGCTCCATTGTATTCTTGTACTGCTCTGGAAACTTCGTCCACATCAGATTCATTAGCCACAACAAACTTGAAATACATACTAGAGTTGGGTATATCATAATATGACCTAGCAATTTCAGGCTTGATAGCAGTATCCCAAGGCTCGCCTGATACGGAAAGTTTCGGACTGCATGACCAAGTGACTTCAAATCTATTTTGAGATCCAAGATAGTCTTTGAAATCTGGATGGAGTTTCTGTGTTGTATTTGTTTCAAACGTGACATTTTTTAAATCTCCCATTTTAGGATGTTCAAAAAGATCTATATAAAATCTTTGCCACCCAAGTAAAGGCTCACCGCCTGTTAATATAAAATGAACATCTTGCCCGTTGCTCATAGTCCATTTGCCTTCTGGCGTTAGACTTAGAACATAATCTACAACTTCATCTATTGTATGATCCTTCATAAACTTTTTAAATTCAGGATAGATACTTGCATACGTATCACAACCTGTGTGTATGATAGGCAATTCTTCAAACGTATTTACTTTATCTAAAACACCATCATCTAATAGTGCTTTAACTTCAGGATTATATTTTATTCCATTTTTTAGTTTTTCATCTCGCATAGGTTCGCCTTCGGGCAAACCAAAATTCATACAACGAAAATTACAACCAAATGTTCTTAAAAAGACTGAAGGAACACCAACAAAACGTCCTTCACCTTGCACAGAATAAAATGCTTCTGAATATCTTAATTTCATTTATTACTCCTATACTTTATAATATAATGTATATTTAGGTTTTTGTCAAGTGTTTTCCAAAATTTTATTTGTCGCATCAACTATTTCTTCTATGGTATATTTGCCATTTATTTCTTTATCTAATGCTTTTCGATAGTTTCCTTTTTCTGGAATCACGTGTCTTACACCCCCACGCGGATCTTCCATATCGCCTTTACGCCTTGGAATCAAATGTACGTGTGGATACATCACAGTTTGGCCTGCTTCTGCTCCAACATTTTGTCCAATGTTAAAACTATCGCAGTAACCACGTTCTACCCAATCATAACCCCATTTATACGCCGCTTCAAAACACTTTGTTAAATGTTGCCAATCTTGTTCTTTGGGTACAAACAATAAATGTCCCTCTGTCACAGGGTACTTGTCTTTAAAAACTGTAAAACCTTTTGCGTCAACAACAACGTCCGACCAAGGTATGTCTTTAAACTCCATAATTTAATTCCTCAGTAATATATCTTTTAAGTTCTTTATCTTCAACATTTGCAGGAATTTTATTTTTGTAAAATATTTGATAACTGTCTGACCCATATTTTCCTATTCCGTATAAGTCTTTAGCATCTTCGCCGTTCCAGTTTTCTATTTGAATACTCATTTTGTATATACGTTTTGCTCTTACACTTTGCATTCCTAAAGGTTGTAATAGTTTTTCTAGCATAGGTATTGTGCAACCACGTAACAATGAATGAGCAGTAGGGTATCTTTTAAACAGTTCTGTGAGCACAGGTTTAGTTTGTTTACGATCTACTTGGTTTAGACATATGACTCCGACCATGTGTTGCCATACATTATCGACCTGTTGCTGAACCATGAGATCGTCACGCATTAGTACAAGTCCTCTATCTTATCACAAATTTTAAGTTTCATTGCCTCTTCGGCACTTAACCAAACATCTTGTGGCGGTAAAAGTATTTCTTTAATCTTTGCTTCTGACATACCAATACATTTTTTATAATGCTTAATCATTCTGTCAGTGCTTAATTCAAACTCTTTTACTCTTGCATATAATTCATGTTCCTTACCTCTGCTACCCCAACTGTATTGATGTGATAGAATACTTGTATTAGGTGTTAAAATTCTTTGCCCTTTTTTGCCTGCAATAAAAATTAAAAATCCGCAACTTGCAATTAAACCTAGGCCTACTGTCTTGATAGGTATACTGCTAGACTTCATTACATCTATTAATGCAAAAGCGGCGTGTACATCGCCTCCAGGGGAGTTGATTATAATTGTTAATTGTTTTAATGGATTATCACTTAGATTATGATGCATTATCCATTTGATTGCATCTTTGCAAGACGCATAAGTTATTTGATCCATTAACAAGTAAACGCCATTGTTTTCTAAATTACTTGCCTGTGGTGCTTCACCTTTTTTAGCCATTGTATATTCCTACTATTTCCCAAGGATATACTAACCATACATCCTTTTCTGCTTTGTTTACTTCATCGCAGTGATAATTGACATTACCAAATTCGCTTGATAAATTTTCTGTCAAAACTGCAAATCTAACTTCGTGCATTTCAGGATTCAATTTCCAATCCTTGGTTATCCAATTAAAAGTTGCACCAGTGTCGTTAATGTCATCTACAACAAGTATCTTTTTTCCTGCCTGAGCATCTTTAGCCATCCATTCAATACTGTCTCCAGTTTTACCTGTTTCTCCATCACGTAAACTTACTTTCAATGCTTCACAACGTATTCCAGTCATATTGGAAAGTATAGTAGCAGGCACGTTTCCGCCTCTTGTTATACCAACTATATAGTCTGGTTTCCAATTATCATTGTACATCTGTCCTAGGAGTTGTTGGCACATTATCTCAACATCAACCCAAGTATAAAATTTCTTATTGTTCATACTTTATTATAACACACTTTCTAGTTAAAAGTCAAGTGAAGGTATGCCGTATTGCACATCTTTCACTCTTTCCCAAGCAAATGATCTCCAACCTTTTGCATTTATGTCATAGACAGCACAAATTGTATCTTCTTTTCCTTCTGCCTTTTCCATTTCAACGTTATCAGATTGTTCGTTGGCTTGTACTTCTTTTACTTTTGGATGAAATTCTACAGGTATAATTTCGGGATTTAAAGTACAAGACATTACTCTTGTGTCACCGTTCTTCTTAGTAAAGTGAACAGTCATTATACCATTGTGTAGTCCTTCACGTACAATCTTTTTTCCAGATTCGTTATTATACTTCTGCATATTTCTCTCTCAAATAAGTTTCGTTATGTACCCATTCACCATTTCTAATGAATCCCCATTCTTGTTTTTTAGTACCCATATAAAATAAACTCCAGCATGGAAGTTCATTGCCGTTTTCATCCTTGGCAAGTTCTAGCCTATGCAGGTCGTTACTCTTGCGGTATCTAAAATGACCTGGTCCTCTCCAGAACTTGCCTTCAGGGGTATGTTCATAATACCCTCCCTTAAGAATTAGAGTAGCATAATTCCAAGGATGATCATGTAAGTCGTCAAGGTCGCTTACAAGAATCTTGTGAAGTGTTATATTAAAAGGAAAGTTCTTGCGATCTTTAAGAAACAAATAGTATCTTACTAGGTATGGTACCTGATTGTTTCTATCGTATATTATTCTTTTTCTATCTTTAAAAAATGACATCATTTTTGAACCTCATTATCTCTGTCTGCTTCAACTATAGAATACACGTAATTAAATTGTTCCCATAGTTTTTTTAAAGTAGGATTTGAATCAATTAATTGTTGATCAAATTGTGCCTCTGTATCTGTAAATGAATATGTAAAACCTGGATCTGTCATTGAAGACGGATCGTAACTTATTGTTGCTTGGTCATCAAATGATTTAATATCTATTGAATAACCGCTGTCTGTTGTATAAGTTGGGATGACTCCGCCAACTGTTGCTCCTGGACTGATAGTGTAAGTATCATCATTGTCCACTACACAATCTCCTCTACAACTCCTAGCACTTCAGCAATGAATAATCCAAGTCCTGCTAACATAATAAAGAAACCAACATCTGTAATAAAGAAATCTGTGTACATAATTTCTCCTGTCCATAGATTATATCCTGCATAAGCAAGAACACCAGATGCTAAAAGTCTAAAAAGACTTTTAATTAAACTTACGATAAAATGACCCATACCTGGATCTTTAGATGCAGGAATAATAACTTTTTCTGGAATAGGCATTATTTTACCTCCACTAAAGGCTCATTGATATAACTGTCGTTATAATCACCATTGCTTTTAAAATTTCTAATGCTTGTATCTTTAACAAGCCTGCCGTCTTTGATTGTATATGTTATATACTCGGCTTTGATAACACCTTCTTTAGATCTTTCAATGTGTTCTTTCATAGGTCCTTCCTTAATCATTTTGCGTGTTCCTGTTGTAGTTTAACGTTATCGATGAACTCTTTTTTAGTTGCTGGATCATTTTTAAATGCTCCACGTAATACAGTTGTTTGTGTAAGCGAACTATGTGCCCTGATGCCTCTGTTTTCACAACAACCATGTGTTGCTTGTACATAAACACCTACGTGTTCACTACCAGTCTCTCTTTGTATTGCATCTGCAATCATAACATTAAGTTCTTCTTGTAGTGTTCCTCGCATAGCACACCATTGTGCGATACGAGTATACTTGCTAAGGCCTAATAATTTAGGACCAGCAATAATTCCAATGTATGCTACACCTTTTACAGTCTGGTGATGATGTGAACACAAACTTGTAAGTTCACTTCGCACAACCAACATACCTTCATAACCGCCTTCTATGTAGTTAGGAAATGCACTAGGATTAGGCATTGGATCATATCTACCAGACATAATCTCATTTATATACATTTTTGCCATACGTCTTGCAGTATCCTTACTGTTTGGATCAGTCTTTGTATCAATCAATAATTTCTGCAAAACATTTTCAAAAGCAGGAATGGCTTCTTCAATAATTTTTTGTTTATCGCCTTCTTCAAGTACTGCACTAATATTATCATTTGCCCAGTATCTTATACCAGCATCTTCTAAACGTTTTTTAATAATGTCACTTATCACTATATTTCTCCTCTTTTGAAATTCCTTTATATGATTTTATAATCTTTTTCAAATTATTGCAACTAAAATATTCCTCTTTTAAGAAGTTTGTCAACTTCGAAATATTTGGATAGTGTTTTTTATGGTCACTCATAACCCAATGTATTTTTTCTATAATCTTTTCTTTGTGCTTAAGATAAGAATCCCAACTTTCTGTCCACTCTGCAGGATACTTAAAGTAATCATCATACATTTCTGTATAACTTAATCTATCTGGCACTAAAGGAAAACAGTTTACAATGGCACCTTCAAATGCACTAATACCTAATGTCTCTTGTAAGTTTGCACTGAATATCATTTTTGCTTCTCCAAGTAAGTTATGATATTCTACTTTGCTTAATCTACTATCCTGACAAACTACAAATTCATAATCACTTTGTAGTTCTTCTTTCAAGTCTCTAAATATTTCTGGTTGTTTTTCTGGAGCAACTCTGTGTGGGAAAAGTATTAAGTTTCTTTTCTTCATGTTTAAGAAAGGTTGAAGAGCATCCAATTCATACTCCATAGGCCAACCAGTTCTTACAATCTTGTTATCATCTATATGTTTTTGTTTTTCTTCATCACTGCATTTAAGTAATTCTTTGCAAAATAGATTAATATGAAAGTCACTTGCAAAGTAGTTGTGATCAAAACATTCAAACATACTTTTCTCTGCATGACGTACCCAAGGTTTATCACCTACAAGTCTGCCTAAAAAGTCTGCAGGATCATAACTTCCGGCGTGCCATAAACCATGCATTACTACAGGTATCTGCAAAAGTTCGGACATATATTTTATATTGATTACACCAGGATGCCAAGCATCTGTAAAAATAATATGATCACCACTTTTAATTTTGCCATTAGTAAAAGCACGGGATATCTTTTCTACTTGTGTAGATTTATAAATGTTAGTACCACCGAAGTTTAAGAACGCACCAGGAGTTGTTGCATCAGGTATATCTTCACTGCCGTCAACAACTTCTAAATCTGTTTCATTCCACACGTCTGCTTTACGTAAAATTTTAGGAACGTGTATTTTCCATTCAGATGTGTATCTTGTTTCAACACTTTCTAAATCAACAAGCCAAATTTTCATTAATTCCTCTTCCTATTTTTAAATTTTTTTATTTTGCGTTTGACAATGTTCTTTTGTCGATTATACATTTGCCAAGTATGCGAAGTATTATCATACAAATCTTTTTCATCAAAAACATAACTCTTCGAATCGCCATCAAGCCAAGCATTCTTACAAAAACTTTTATACGATTCCAAATCGCTAAAGATCTTTTCTACTTCAGGATTATCTTTCAAGTACGACACTGTTCTAATCTCCATTCGTTTAGTACTTTGGATACTCGATGTGAGCACCATTCTCTCCGTCTTCAGACACATCAATATGAACTTCACGTCCAGGATACTTGTCATTGATTTGTGTGTATAAATCATCACTCATCATTTCACAAGATTTGTAGTCAAGTTCAAGTGTCTTCTCATCATACAGTTTTTCTAACCATCTCTTAAACTGTATAAATTCAATATCTCTATCATTGTGATGTACTGCAATACCCACTTTAAAATGGAATATATGTCTATGTGGATATCCTAAAAATGATACATCGTATTCGTCACCTGTTGCTAGATTAGGATCATCTAATGCCGCAGGATATTTGTGAATACCTTCCTTACGAAAAGTTACCCAAATCATTCTCTTTGCCGTATTCATAATACGTGTTTTTGTGTCTTGTTCCATTGCTTCTTTCATCATTGTATCAACTATACTCATAATATACTACCTTTCTTCTGTTTTGTCAAGTGGATTATCGTTCTCATATTTTGTCCAATCAGTAAACTTATCTCTCTTCAATAAGTCATGTACCTGATGAATCCAAACTCCAGCATTAGAATGATTAAAATCTGAATCATCAATTTTTATACAAGCATTGTAATTTAATTGGTTTACGTATGGCAACTTTACACTAATCTGAGAAATAAAATTATGTCTTTCATTAAATCCATTCTCTAATACCCAATCATGATATTTTACATCATAGTCTAAAGTTACCATATACTTCTTGTCTAATAGTGCATAAACAAGACTTTCCCAATCTTCTTTAGGAACAAAACTTTGATTAGCACCCAAGTAGATGTGTTCTACGTGATTTTTTTCTGCCTGTTCTAATACTTCTTCTATAGGACGACATCCAACTACAAATAGTGTGTCCATATCAAAAGCAGGAGTCTTTTCAACTTCATAGCCAGTAAAGTAATTCACATCAGAATGTGTTCCGCTTGAGTACTCTCTTTTCATTATGCTACCTTAATATTTGCAGTTTGTAGGTAAGTCATCATATTTTCAGGTGTTGTTTGAACATATGGATCATCATCTGCTCCATCGTTGTTTATGCCTGGCTCTTGCCACCATTTTTCAACTACACCATCGTTGATAACACACATATATCTCCAACTTCTGTTACCGAAGCCTCTGTGGTTTTTACCAATTAACATACCCATATATCTTGTAAAGTTCCCAGATCCATCTGGAATAACTTTTACATTTTTGATACCAAGCACTTCTGCCCAAGCATTCATTACGAATGTATCATTTACTGAACAACAATAAATTTCATCGATGCCCATTTCTTTGATCTTTTCATAATTTTCTTCAAAACTAGGAAGTTGAGTTGAAGTACAAGTTGGAGTAAATGCGCCAGGTAGACTAAACAACACTACACGTTTACCTTTGAAGTAATCATTTGTAGTTTTTTCAGTCCATACACCTTCGTCAAAACTGCAACCTTTTTCTAATACAACGTCGCCTTCTCTAACTTTAAAAGTAGTAAGTGGAATATTAAAACCTTCCGTCATAACTTTTTTTCTCCTTGTTTAAAGTTTTTACTATATTGTTCAATTTGATCTTTTATAAACAATTTTATTTTTTTCAAACGTGTTAAAAGACCTTTATGATCATAGTCTCTATACATATTACGTTCTTTTTCAATTTCGTCAACCTTTTTTGCATAATATTGATGCTCATTTTGTAATTTTAAAAGGTGCTTATCTTTGTTTTTTGTATGTGCCATTTTATACCTCCTCAAACAAGTTCCCAAATTGAGTACTTGCATTTACAGTTTTCTTACCAGTTGCTCCCCTAGTGCCAATAATTGACATCCAGAATCTTGAAAACTCTTCTATTATTGCATTCGCTTCGTCTCTGTTGTCAGTTGCGAATATTGCCTCCACAACATCACGGAAAAATAACCTGTCAAATTGCTCTTCCACAAGCATTGCCGGAATGATTCCATTGTCGTATTGTCTATTTGCTTCTTGCACTGCGTTGATGTGCATCCAAACATTGTGTCCCATTTGTATTGCATAACTAAAACTATCCCAACTTGTTTTGCCTTCCTTACCAATCTTATTTAGATCGCCAGGAGCATAAATGCAAACATCTTTTGCTTCTAATCCTTTTGTTATAGGACTATCTAAGAAACTTGTATGTTTGCCTTCTCTTATAAACGCATCACCAAATGCGGTTGTATCTGTTGCAAGGGCCTTATCGTCAATGCTAGGCACCATTCTATACACCCATTTAGTTCTGTCTTTTGTTTCTAATTCACAGTATACTTGACCATTTGCAGTTGCTAGGAACGGCGAAGCACAGTCAAATGTAACAGTAAAATTAGGATTATGATACTTACGTACTGCTCTTTGTACATCTGTAAGTAGTGTTGCCCACTCTAATTTACTTGTACCTAAGAAGTGCATAAAGTCATGCACACCTTTTTCTAACAAGCCATCGAATCGTAATGCAACTAATCTTTTTAACACTAGATGAATATCACACATATTCTGACCACCCATTGACCAACCGTTGAAATGTGTATCTGGATATTTTTTAGGATCACAGTAGTCTTTCATTTGTTGATACCAATCTTCTGCATCAGCATGATTTTCACCTTGCAGTACATTTAAAAACTTACAGTTACCGTTACGATTTTTCATAAAGTAATCATTATTAATACGTGTTGCATTTACAGCCTCTTGATATGTACTGATACCTGTTGCTTTAGCACCAGCAGGAGATCTAGATACCCAAGCAGGAATATCAAGTATCATACCATAGTCCATATATGCGTCCATCCAAGTTAAAACTTGTTCACGTTTCTTTTTTGCTTTAGGACAATTAGGATCTTTCCAATCACCTTCCCACACACCTTTACCAATCTGGAAACCACCCGAGTCACCTAGTAACCAACTGTTTTCTCTATCTCGTTCACGTATCATTAATTCTTTTGGAGCATCTTTGTTTACATCAAGTTCGGCGTGTCCTGCCGAATATAAACTCCAATGATATTGAAACAGTCCTTTGTCAGGTTGTAACCAATTCATACTCTCTACATCATTTGTAAAGTTCTTTGGTAGACGACTACGTTCTACGTATTCTTCACGTCTTTGCTTACCAATAAATGTAGCAAAGAATCCGCTAATAGCAGGAAGAAATATTGCGTAATCTTTTTGTTCTTGTGTGAGGTTAGTGTTCATTTTTATCTTGCCCTATAAATGTCAGTTCTATTAATCCTTCTTTTTAAAACTCTTAGTAACTCTTCCATTTTATCAATTACATTAATCAAGTCAGGATCTGTAATCATTTTTGTTTGTGTTCTAAGAGCCTCATACTCAGTTAAAGGAATAGAAACCATTGCAGATACTTTAGTTTCATTTTCAAAACTAGCATCTACGTCTTTGTCTTCTACACTTGTCATAAGCCTCCTTATTTGCTTTGAGCAGGCATTATATAATCATACGTTGCCAAACCACTGTCTACACTTATTTGCATAGCACCTTGATCTGAAATACGCATTGTCTTATCACCATTTAGTCCAAGTACTGCTAATACCTGTGCTACAGGCCATGCCCATTCATTTTTTAGTTGCCCAGTTATGCCTGGTTGGAATACAAATTCACCTGCGTGTGTACTTGCATCACCGAATTTAAATTTAAGATCTCCACTGTCAGTCATTACAGTAAATACAGTTTCTTCTGCATTTGCAGTTGCCTGTAACTTAAATCTTTGAATTGCCGCCATAGTTGGTTGTACTTCGACATCCCAACTTGCACCTTTAAACTTTACAGTTTTTAGTTTTTCATTAATAATTTCTGCATTCATGAATCTATAATCATTTTTAAAGTCTTTGGTTGCATTTTCAAAATGAATACCAACTGGAATAGTTGCACCATTTCTTTCAGCAGTAACAACATCAATTGAAGCACCATCCTTGTATTCAGGACATTTCAAATGAATGTCTAACTTATTTAGGTTAGGCATACCAAATGTGCCTTTTAGTTCTACCTGTGCGGCTTTTGTAGTAGCCTGCAAAATAACTGATCTATCTTCTGCCATAGAATCAATACCAGTCTGTGCATCATCACCGTTTACCTTAACAATGTTAAGAAAGCCAAGTGCGTGTGTATGTGCAACAATGTCTTGTAATATGTCTTTCATGTTTTATCTCCTGTTAACATATATTATATTTAGAAAATCATTCAAAGTCAAATAAATTATTGAATGTATTCTTCTGTTCGGTTGATTTAATATCCCAATCCAAAAC